ATTATCGAAAATAAAGTTGTTAGCACCAACATATTTCGCTGGTATGTAATACATCCTTGATAAGTCTTTAGTCTGTGCATCTCCAATATCTTCGAGTTGCTTGTTGAGAGACCACCAGAAGTGTTTAATCTCAGATTGTTCAACCTGTCTTTCAAGTTCAAAGACAAGTCGAAACTTCGGCTGATCGAGTGTAGAGCTGGCAGTACTATAGCAAATAAAATTATAATTACCAAACCGCTTAACCAAGTCATCTTTTAAATCTCCTTCGAATTCATAATCGTCAACATCAACAGCAGCCCAGCCTGCCCAAGCCAAAACATTTCTGTTCGCCCGAGTTGTGCCATCCACATAAGTAGCCGGTGATATAAGCTCTGCATCTTTTTTACCTTTTCTTTCTTGTTTGCTTAAATGAAATAACAAACTACTAAAGTCACTCCACGCATGGAATGACATTTTTCTATGAGTTTTATTGTCAAACGTACTCTTAAAGAGCGTTAGCGAAGTCACCATGATTATCCTCATGTGAGGGTGCAGTCCACCCATCTGGTTTTATTAAGTCAGGTAATCCGAATGGATTAGGTCTGCCTTCTTTTATGCCTGGACTTTTTGCCATATTTGCTTCATAAACAGCATCCCATGCTTTATGAGCATCCACGCCAAAAACGTCAAGAGTACCGATAGCAAAGACGCATAGGTCAATAAGACCATCAACTATTTCTTCAGGATCTCCTTTTTTAAAAGCATCACACGTTTCATCTAATTCTTCACGTATCATTCCTAATCTAAAAAGAAGATAGTTTTGCATCTTAACTTTGTCATCTTTATTTGCTTCGAACCATTCTTTGACGCCAAATTTATTGTGCATCATATAAATGTCATTTGCCCAATCATTCATATATTATCTCCATCTGTATATTATACCACGTTTTGAATTTCTTGTAAACACTTATATGTGTCTTCCCATGAATTAACTGCCATTACTTTTCCACCTTCTCTTTCAAGCTTTGCTGCAATAGAATAATCATTACCTCCAGGCATTGTCTTGTCACCAAAATACATTACATCTTTAGCATCAAAGTTTTCTACAATTTGTTCTTTGCCTTTCATGTGTGGAGTTATATCTATGCCAGTTTCACCAGCTACTGTAGCTATTACAAGATCAGCACTAATATCCCACCATTCTTGTTTGTACCATCTCTCATTAAATCTTTTTGCAATGCCTTCTCTTTCTTTTTTATGTTCATCCCATTGCTTGTACATTGCTCTGCCTTCTATGCCACCCTTTCGACCAAGTACACTAAAATTTAATAGACCAACACGTTGATCAAAATGATCACCACTTTTACTATAAAATTTTGATTCATGTAGTTCATTCAATAACCACTTATAATGAGGATCTGGTAATATCCAATCATTTTTATAAACTTCTGTATCGGCTTGAAATATATGATTGCCTGAACATTGATAAGCTTCTATAAACTTGTCATAAATCTCTTTAGGTATTTGCTCAAGTGTTTTATCTCTGTCTGATCCTGTAATAAGATAGCATTCATGATCAGAAACAAACTTATAAAAAAACTTAGAAAACTCATTATCCATTCTACCACGACTTGGTGTTAAAGTACCATCAACATCAAAAATGTATATCATCCGAAAAACTCTTCTAGTGTATTCTTTTTCTCGACTGACCATCCTACCGCATCAAGGATTGGCAATAGAGGTTCAATAAATGTTTTGTCAAACTGTTTATTATAATCCACATAATTATGTAGGCCAAGACTTTCAGGCAAATATCCTGGAAAGGCAATCACGTTTTCTTTGATTGGATTAGGCATACGCATATAACAAAACTTAATCTTCTCTCCGTTTTGAATTAGTGGATACATTTTACCGAGTGATTTATCTTTAATAGATTTATTATACATGATAGACCCACGTACGTGTATGGGTGTACCCTTGGCATACATTGTACTTTTACGTGACCACTTAGTCAGATCTTTGACACCACGCGGAAACGAAACTTCTTCGGGAGGTAGCGATGAAAATACTTTACGAAAATCTGAAATAAACCTTTGAGTTTTATTCTCATCGCCTTCGATAATTATCTTGAACATCTCTTTGAATTTAGTACGAACAACTTCTGGAGTCGAAGACTTGATTGCCTCAATACCCATGATCTTAAGTTTTGGTTCGGCATATTGTACACCTTCAGAGTTGTGTACGTTTAGAATATATCTTTTCTTTGCCGTCCATATACCACGATTTGCAATAACCTCACGTGCCATAACCATACGGTTAACATAGCCTTGTTGCTTGTCAAATAGTTCGGCATAAGATTTCTCTAGTACTTTCTCAAAGTGATCAGAACAAATCTTATCTAGTGCTACTACAGGATCTTTAGGATTTAGTTGCTTGACTAACGGACCCATGTTTATGTACAATGAATCTGTATCCATGGCAATAACATAATCACGATTCTCTGTCTTAAGAATACGATTCATCTCTTTGTTCATGGCTTTCTCAGCCCACATGATAGACAACTGACCGGATAAAGTAATACCTTCGGCCATACGCATATCAAAGTAACGAAAGTGTTTGTTGCCGAGTGCGCCATAAAGTGAGTTCAAGAGAATCTTAATAGCCATTTGCTGATTCTCAAGTTGATTTATTTCTTTCTCGAGATGGAATGTTTTCTCTTTCTGATACTCACGTTCTTTGGAAAGCATTTGCTTTTTAACTTCGGAACGTTCGGCATAATAATCTATAATAATCTGAGGCAATATACCTTGTTTAGATTTATCATAGGTAGAACCATTGGCTGCAATGGCAATGTTTTCTTTACGAAAGTCTCTTGGTATAGGATCAGATTCAAGATAGCCGAGTACACCATTCGGTGCTTGAGCTGGTGTAATAGTTTCAGGTGACATATTGTATTGCACAATAAGATTAGGATACAGAGAATTAAGATCGAACGATACAACCCAATCGTGTGAACCAACAAACGGTTCTTTGACATAGCCACCTGGATATGGGATCTTATGCTTCTTCTCATTAGGCGGAATAATTATATTCTTCTTGTTTAGTTCGCGATATATGATTGAATCCCATATAGCTGTTGTGCCAAATGTGTCAGTTAAATTAACGCCACCTTTATATGCCACGGTAAGAGCAAGATTGATAAGACCCATCTTGTCATCGATACGTTGTACAAGTTGTACATCTTTAATATTATAGTCAATAAATTTTTGATGATCATTTTTATAGAGCGTATGAAGACTACCATGTTCCTCATAAGATAACTTCTTCTCACCGAGTACCGTATAGCCTATATGATCAAGTTTATAGGATTCTTGTGCACCATAGGAATAACCGAACTTCTTGAATAATTCAAGGTAATCAGCTTGTTCGATGCCAATAATTTTATATGTACCTTCCATCATACCGGCATCTACAAGATTCCATGGCGATAAACGTTTGACGGCTTGCTCAGAACCGATACGATATAATCTGTTAATTAAGTATGGTATATCAAAGTAACGTGAGTTCCAGCCAGTAACTACATCAGGATAATTATCAGACCAGTACTTAAGAAAGCTGGCTAGCATAGCTTCTTCGGAATCAAACTTTTTGTATTGAATCAGATCGCCATGCATTTCTATCTGGCATTTTTCTACGTCATAATCGCCAAGACCCCATACGTGATATATGGAAGACTTACTAGACTTAAGAGCAATAGAAATAATTGGATGTAATGCTTCGGCTGGTTCAGGGAATCCGTCATCAGAGGCAACCTCAATATCGAAGTTGACTACATTAATATGAGCAGGATTAAATTGAATATCGTTAGGCCATTTGTCAGCAATGAACTGAAACGTCCATCGGTCTTGGCCATATATTTTAAATTCATGAATGTCTTCATAACGTTTCATGAATTGTTTGGCTTCACTCATGCTATCGAATTTTATAGGAGCAACAGGTGTTCCATCGAGTGCACGCAATGGTGACTCGTCATTAGATTTAACATAAAGTGTTGGTTGAAATTTTACTTTAGATTGAATCGGTGCACCTGAATCATTGTATCCACGATATAGGATTTGATTCATGTGACGATTTACTGATGTATAGAATGACAAAAATATACCTCCGAATATGGAGCCATTATATCACGAAAAAAAGGGGTTGTAAACCCCCTATGAAAAATATTTATTTAACATTTCTAATCTTTCATTAGCTTTACCGAGTTTATTCAACTCAGCAATAACAGCTTCTGTAACATCAGAATGTTCACCAATACCTGCCGGCATTGTTTTATAAACTTCTATGTTTGCTAGGTGGACTGCGACTTCACCTTCTGCTTGTTTACGTGCAGCTTCAATAATTAAATCTCCAGCCTTGGCCATATGTTTCTCCTTGTAAGTGACGGGGCTTTCGCCCCATCAGTTTTATTGTAGCTTAGATAATTCTAGCATCACTTTCTTGGCTTCCTCGTGGTAGCCCTGTCTTGAAAGTTGCGCCGCTGCTCTGGAGTAGCCAATCACTTGGACTGTACGTCCTAATGCCGACCACAAGCCAGACAAGGGCGAAAATGCATAAGAGAGAATTGCTGTTGTCATTCACACGAACCCCCTTAAGTTTGGGTTTACTACACCCGCTTCGGAAGGTTCCTCTACAGGAACTCTTTTCTTAGCATCTTTCCATGCTAAATGCCTGATTTCTCCTCTGGCAATACCAATGTCCATAAGTTCTCTATTTGATAGCTTATATAATTCATTGATAGTTTCTAATGCTAGTTTACGTCTACGATATCTAGTCGTCAGACTCTGTAAGTAGTTGCTTAGTATTTTCATGGTTATGTTCCTCGTTTGAACCAATGTTGATTTTACGAGGACGCATTTCTTCTGGTATGACATACTTCAGTTCTATTGCAAGTATACCATCCTGAATATCTGCTCCGTGCACTTGTACGTGCTCAGACA